CCCCCACCACTGGGGCGGGCCCGCACTCCGCTAGTCGCCGCTGGTGCCCTCCGCAGCGGCGTCCCGGCCCCGGGCCGGCTTGGTGGCCGCGGTCTTGCGTGCGGCGGTCTTCTTGGCCGCGGGGGCAGCCTGGTCAGCGTCGGCGGAGGCCTCGGAGGTGTCGCCAGAGGCGTCGTCCTGGCCGTCGCCGGTAGGGTCCCCGTCCCCCTCCGGCTTGCTCTCCGCCTTGGCCTTCGGCAGGCGCGGGAGCTTGCCGTCGACCCACGCGGACGGGTTCGTGACCAGAGCGGCCAGTCGTGGCTCCGGGCTGGTGCCGGGATCCAGGATCACCGTCTCGTGTGTCTCCGGGTCCCGGAGGTGCACGGTGGATGCGAGCTGAGCCATGGGTCACCACACCGTCGCAGCAATGTGGATGTCCGGGGTGTACATGATGGGCATCGCCGCGGCGGAGCCCTTCGTCCAGACCTCGACCGGGTCGTCCTCGTAACCGGAGGTCACGATGATGCCGGGGGCCTCCTCCTTGGTGATGGAGGGGTTGCCGCCGAAGGACAGCTTGATTCCTTCGGCGGTGAGGCCGTACTGGGTCTCGCCCATCTGTCGGGGGTCCGGCGGCAGCAGGAAGAACATGTTCTCCGGCAGGGGCCGCGAGCTCGTTCCGTCGTCGAGGGGGATGGAGACGTCGTAGTCGACGATGGGCGGCAGGTTGTACTGGGCCCGGACCACGTTGACGGCGTCCGGGGAGAGGACGGCGGTGGGCGTGGAGCTGGGGCTGACCGACCGGTAGTAGGCCGCCCGGTAGCTGTCGTTGGCCATGGCCAGCGACTTCGTCTTGTACGAGGTGAGGGCCCGGGTGGGCAGGGGTGCGCCGGTGGAGCGCAGGTACTCGATCCAGCGCATCTCGTCGCCGAGCATGTCGGCTTCCGGGTCGGTCCACGCGGTCGCGGCGGTCGGCATGTTGTTGGCTGGGACGTTGTGGTTGGCCTCGAGGGTGAGGCCGTTCTCGCCGACGAGGGTGAACTTTCCGTCGGTCAGCAGGTCACCGGCTGCGAGTTCGAGGCGGTGCTTGATGGACAGGACGTGGGCGGCGGTGTCGTCCCAGATGCTGTCCTTGAGGTCTTCGCCGTCCATGCCGCGGGATACGGCTTCGAGGATGACCTGGAGTTCGTCGATCGTGTACTTCTGGCCCAGGGGCAGAAGCTGGCCCTCGGTCTCGTACCGCTGGATCTCGCGGTCGGCGACCTTGACCTGCGCGTTCCACGCGCGGTACGAGGCTGCGGCGACGCGCCGCTTGATGCCGCGGGTCTTCCACTTCACCGAGTTGACGGTGCGCTCGGGGAAGACGGACTGCGTCAGCAGGTAGTCGGCCGGCGTCTGGATCTGCCGGACGAACGCGTTGATGACGGTCGGGTTGATGTCGCGGAGCAGAAGCTCCAGCATGTCGTCAGCCATGTCGGGCCCCTACTCAGGCGGTCTTGTAGATGATGTGGGTGTTCGATCCGGCGGGTACGTCGGCCGGGTCGAAGGCGACGGGCAGGTACTTGGGGTTGACCTGTCCGAAGACCATGAGGGCGGCGGCCGCCTTGGTGTCGCCGGGGTAGAAGCTGACCTCGGCGTAGAGGAAGCCGGCGAACTTCTGGGTGCCGTCCGAGGCGGTGGCGGTGCCGCCGGCGGTGGTGGTGGCCATCGTGACGCCGGGGGTGGTGCCGCCGGTGAGAGAGGCGGTGGCGGTGATGGAGGCGACGTTGTCGCCGAGGTACTGGCCGCCGAAGGTAAGCGTGTACGGTCCGCCGGCGCTGCCGGTGACCTTGATGTCGCCCGGGTTGACGTTGGAGAGGTTCTCCAGGGCGGTCTGCACGGTGGCGGCGGTGGCGTTGTAGGCGATAGCCGACGTGGTCTGACCGCTGTAGGTGAGGGTGAAAGTGCCGCCGGTCGGGCCGCCGGTGATGGTGGCGGTCTGGACCTCGTTGGTGACCGCGTTGTACGGCTCGTACAGCTTGGTCGTGGTGTTGTAGCCGAGCGGAATGCCGGACATCAGGATGCGCTGCGGCTGCTTGGCGGATCCCTCGACCCAGTGCAGGGTCTCGTCGAACGCCGTCAGGTCGAGGGTGATCGTCTCGTTGGTCCGCGACCCGAACGTGTTCATCAGCCAGCGACGGCCGAACCCAAGGGTCTCGTTGGTGGTGTACGGCTGGATGGACACGCCGTGCCCCTTTCGCGTGTTACGCGGGTGTGGGAGAGGTCGCCTGCGTGGCGCCGTCCACGGGGGTCAGGGCGTGGTCCCTTGGATGGTGCTGGTCTGTGGGTCAGGCTGCGTCGGGCGCCCGCAGCCCTCGGTCGATGGCCATCTGGCGTGCAGCAGCGGTGATGGCGTCCTTGTCGCCGATGGCGGGCCGGGGGGTGTTTCCGCTGGCCGGTCCGCCGGACGGCGCCGGGGGAAGAGTCTGGGGTGCGGGTGCGGAACCGAACAGTTCAGGGCGCCGCTTCTTCAGTACGTCGGCGGCTGCGGCGACGGCGGCCGCGTCGGCGTCCGGGGTGGCGCGCAGGTCGCGTTCCAGCATGGCGAGTGCGTCCTGAAGGTTCGGGGTGACGAGGTTGCCCTGGTCGTCGGTGACGTCGAGGGCTCCGAGGCGGGTCAGTGCCTGTTCCCGGGCGAGTGTGCGGCGGGCTTCTGCGATCTGGTTCAGTTCCTGGTCGACCTTGGCCCGGTCTGTTTGGAGTTCCTGCTGCTGCCGGGTGAGTTCCTCGCCGCGGCGCTGCTCTTCGGTGAGCTGCTGCTGGCGGGTGGCTTCGGCGTCCTTGAGGAGCTGCCCGAACTTCTTGGGGTCGAAGTCCTCGGGGTCGAAGGGAAGACCGGCGGCGTCGGCGAGCTCTCGGAGGGCAGCCCTGCGGCCCTTCGAGTTTTCGCGCGCCATGATCTTCGTGAAGGCGCCCTGCGTCATGGGAGCCCCGGTGCCGTGGTCCAGGAGCACGGTTTCGTCGGCGCTGGACTGCTGCTGCGGGGCCTGTACGGCGGGCGCCGGCTGCTGTGCGGCGCGGGCGGCGACCTCGAGCGGGGAGGGGACCGGCGCTGCCGGGGCGGGCGCGCCTCCCTGTCCGCCGTCGTTGTAGAACACGGCGTTCGCGAGGACACCCGTGTACGGGTGGGCCCACGCGGTGCGGGCGATGGGGCCGAGGTGGTTCTGCGCGGGGCGACGCATCTTTCCAAGTCCTCCCAGACTCGTTCTGCTTCCAGGCCCCGCGCCTGAGATCAAGGACACCACAGATGTCACGAGGTGTTCCCCCCGCTCCCCTGCGCCGCCAATGCACCGGATGCCGTGGAGTCGGCGTCGGCTGTGTCTGCTGGTGTGGGGGGAAGAACAACTGCTGGGGTTTCGGGCTCATCGGGAGCTTGGCGTCCCAGGAAGGATGCGACTTCGTCGGGGTTGCCGAGAGCGTCGGCAAGGTTGCGGGCGTCCTCGAAGCTGCGGGCGTCGATGCGGCGGATCTCGTCTTCGGCGTCCTCGATCGGCCAGCCCAGCTCTTGCAGGCGGCGGATCGCCGTCTCCAGGGACACCAGCCCGGCGCCGCGGGCGTCGATGACCTCTTGCAGCCCAGCGGTCTTGTCGGTGGGCGTGTAGGAACCCCGGGTCAGCCGAGCCGGCAGAACCGGCAGGCCGATCCAGTCTGGGTGCTGCCCAGCCTGGAAGAGGCGCTGCACGAACTTTGGCAGGAGCCGATCTACGTGGTCGCGGGCCAGGCGCATCGCGGAAATGAGGGAGTCCAGCGGGCCCAACGCCAGCTCGAGCTGGTAGCCGGACGTGAACTTGGAGGCGTCCGCGGTACCCATGGACACGGCGGGGAGCCGGGCGATGCTGGACGCCCGATCCTGGAGGTCGTGGCGGTGGTTGCGGAGCTCGGCGAGGTTGGCGCTGGTGTCGACGGACGCCATCGATCCGCCCTCCCCCAGGGTGAAGACCATGCCCGGGGAGACGCTGTACTGCTGCTGGCCGTTGATGGCTTTCCCGGACACGGCGAGGATCGGCGCACCGGTGGTGGCGGATGCCCGGCCGGAGTCGGTGTCGGTACCGGCCAGCTCGTCAAAGACTTGGAGAACTTTGCCGAGGCTGGACTGCCCCCAGTGCTCCCCGGGTTCGGGGATGGTGTTGGGGATGTGCAGGACCGGAATGAAGTCGATCAGCATGTCGAGGTGGTCGAGGACTTCGCCCTGGCCGTTGGTGGCGAAGGCGGCCTTGTCCAGGGGCAGGGAGTCGACGTCCACGCTCCCCTTGAGGTCACCGAGTTCCCAGATGGCGTCGGTCAGGTAGACCGTCTTGTACGACGGCTGCTCGGACCACGGGTACATGCGGGTGATTGCGCCGCTCGGAGCGACGGTGTCGCCGCGGGACAGGAGGGGCTGGGCCGGCGTGTCGTCGACGGGGTCGGACATGACGGGGGCTCGTACGGCCCGGCCGGTGCGGTCGACTCCTGAGGCGGTCTGGGGGCGGATCCAGTCGAGGTGGTAGGTGATGCGGCGGACCCGGGCCGGCAGGTCGCGCTGCTTGTCAGCGGGGAGTTCCCAGGCAAAGTGGACGCGGTCGGGGTAGTCGGAGCCGTCGTCGTCCTCGCCCACGATGGGGAAGTAGAAGCCGGGGTCGAAGGTCTTGAGGCGGACGCGCTGTTTGTCGGCGTCCCAGTACAGGAGGCAGACGCCGTCTCCGAGGGAGACGGCCTTGCGTTCCGTCTGGAGCAGGCGCATGGGCAGGAGTTCCTCATCTGCCCACTCCCGCAGCTGGTTCTGTACGCGTTCCGCGATGGCGGCCTCGGGGGGTGCGTTGTCCTCGCCGGCCTGTTCGGCTCCGGGAACCGTGAGGTTCTGCTCGTCTCCGAGGACGTGTGAGGTGATCGTGTCGATGAACATGCTCGGGTCGCCGAACTCGCGGAGATCGGCGGCGTCGTCTCCGTCTCGGATCGCGTTGAGCTCAGCAACCTGGTTGTTGTCGTACGCCGTGAGGAGTTTGTAGGCGGCCAGGCGCCGCTCATCGGCGGCTGGCACCCAGGTGGCGTGGGCTTCCGGGAATGCGCGCCGGTTGGGCATGCCCAGGCTGTCGCTGTAGATCGTCTTGTAGTTCAGCCATGACCAGCGGTCGATGACGACCTGCTTGATGCCGCCGAAGAGGCCCACCAGCTGTTCCTTCCGCTGATCCAGGCCCCGCGCCTGTGATCAGGGTACGGGCGGGGGCCGGTCGGTGTTGCCCCTGGCTACCGGCGGCGCAGGCGCTTGTCGGTGTAGTGCTGGGTTCCCAGGCCTTCCTGCATGGGGTCGGCGAGTTCGGTGCAGGCATGGACGTAGGCGTCCATGCGGTCCGGGGAGTCCATACCGGGGATCCACGTGACGAGTTGGCCTTCCAAGCGGGGGAACTCGCCCACGTGGTGGATCAGAGCCTGGGAGGCGAGCTGCGCGATGGGTTCGGCCCGGAGCTTCTTGCCCTGCTTGGCGTGCACGGGGATGATCCGCGGCATGAGCAGGCCCTGCGTCTCGGCGCTGCGCTCAAGGTCGCGCCAGGCCTGGCGGATGATCTGCGCGGACTGGTCGCCGCCGAAGTTGTCCTCTACGACGAAGGCGTCTGCCTGGAGCTCGATGGCGAGGCGGCAGGCGACGTGGCCCCAGGTGTCGGCGCCCATGTTGTCGGAGCGGTCGGCGAGGACGTACACGTTGCCGTCGTCGGTGCGGCCGGCGCCGATGATGCCGGTTTCGTCGTGGGTGTCGCCTGCACCGCCGGCCTGGTCGACAGCGACGATGGTGCGGGTGAGGTCGATGCCGCGGAACGCCATCGGCGTGATCCGGTTGTCGGTGATCCACGGCCACTTCCACACGCCGCCCTCGAGCGGGCGCGGCTTCTGCTGGTACAGGGACCACCAGACACGTTCCCCGACCGCGCGACGGATCTTCTCGAGGGCTTTGATGCCGTAGCGGAGCGGCCACAGCGGTCGGCCGATCTCGCGTTCGAGGGGGTCGTCTTCGCTGTCGCAGATGGCGGGCAGGTCGAGGATGGTCCAGTCGGATGCGTCTTCACCTGCGAGGATCCGTCCGGCCAGGTCGTCCTCATGCCATCTCGTCTGGATGACGATGATGGATCCGCCGGGTTCGATGCGGGTGTTGAGGACGGACGTCCACCAGTCCCACAGGCGCTTGCGCATGGTGGGGGATTCGGCGTCCGCAGCGTCTTTGATGGGGTCATCGACGACTGCCAGGTGGGCGCCCTTGCCGGTGAGTCCGCCGCCGACGCCGGCGGTTACGAGTCCGCCTTCGAGGCGTTCACCGGTCTGGGGGTCGGCGAGGTCGAAGCGGTTGGCTGCTTTCGATCCGGCGTGGAGGCTGAGGCCGATCTGGGGGCCGTAGGCGTTGATGGCGTCGCGGATCCACCGGCCGTGGTCGTCGGCGAGGTCGGCGGAGTAGGAGGCGATCATCACGCGGTGGTCGGGGTGCCGGGACAGGTACCAGAGCGGCGCCCACCGTGCGGCACGCCGGCTCTTCCCGTGCCTCGGAGGCATAGTGATGAGGACCTTGCGAGGACGACCGCGGGCGATGTCGCGGAACACCCGGTCGATCAGGTCCAGGTGCGCGGCCTGCTTCTCCCGGCCGTCGGTGAGGATCGCCGACATGGACCCCGGGGACCGCTCGAGGGCCATCTCCCGTTCGATGTGGGCTATGAGGACGCGGACTTCACCGCTGGCGTAGCGGGCGATGCGTCGGCGCTGGGCCCGATTCAGGCGCCGGTATTCGTCCCGGAGTTGGAGGTAGGCCTCGGCTTCCTGGGCGACGTCGTCTTCGAGGGCCGGATCAGGCGTGATCGCCGTCGTCACGGGTGTCCTCGTCGCCGTCTGCGTCGTCCAGGTCGTCTTCTTCGTCTTCGTCGTCGGGTTCCCCGGCGGCGCGGATCAGGTTGCGCAGTTCGTTGAGGCCGACGGGTCCGATCGGTACGGCTCCCCCGCCTGGGCCGGACAGCTCGGCCTTGACGGGCATGTCCAGGCCGTTCAGCTTGGCGCGCCGGTCTATGAGGCGCAGGACGGTGTCGACGGCCCGCATGTCGAGGGCGTGGTCGACGACCTGGCCTTCCTTGTCGAAGACGGGGGTGGGCTGTGTGGCGCGTGGCCATGCGGCCTCGAGGAGGGCGTCGAGGCGTTCGTTCTCCTGCTGCCGGTAGATGCCTACTTCGGCGGCTTCCTCGTCGCGGTGGGCTCGAAGGGCACGGACCACGTCCTTGCGTGCGCTGCCGCTGTCCGAGTAGCCCAGGGACAGGATCCGTTCGTCGTCGTAGCGGACGCCTTCCCGGCGGAGCTTGAGCAGCTTGGTGCGGCGGACGGTGGTCTCGTCTTGCTTCATCCTGGACGCGGTCATGGCGGTGGGGGCTCCGCTCGTGTGTGGTTGTCAGGCCCCGCGCCTGTCACAGATGATCGCCGATTTGGGCCGAAGCGTTCCCCCTGCCCGGCTGGTGGGGGGATGCTGCCCGGCATGACGGAGTCGGAGAAGCGGGGCTGGCGGCCCTCACGCACATTCAAGATCGTGGCTGTTCTGGTGGTTCTGATCGCGTGGACTGCGATGGCTGGGCAGTGGGCGGACAAGGGCTGTGGCCTGCCACGGGGGTACAGCTTGGTGGTTTTGCATGGGACGCCGGATCGGTCTGAGGGGTGTGAGGACGAGCCGTCGGGTCCGACGTATACGGACGACTACTACGGCTGAGACGGGGGCGGCCCTCGCATTCCGCCTGGGGGGTTGGCGGTGTGCGAGGGCCGGTTGCTCGGAGTCCAGGGGGAGGGTCCCCGAGCTGTATGAGGCTGGTGCCCGCGTGGGGTGCATATATGCGGGGGCGTGTCGGCCCGTCGGGGCGAGTTGGGCGCGGGGACACCGGGCTCGCCCGTCTGGGCCGACACGTTTGATGGTGGCGTAGTTCGGGGGGTCTGTCTGGGCTGGTATCCCCTGTGCACGCGACGGCCCCCAGACTCTGGTGTGTCTGGGGGCTGGTCGCTTCGGTCGCTGGCTACTCCCCCGCGCCCTGGGCGGGGCCGCTGCCGTAGCGGCCGCGGACGGCGGCTCCGCTGCCGGGCTTGCGGTGGATCAGGTCCTTCTTCACCATCCGGGTGAGGGTGGCGTCCAGGGTGGTCTGGGGAAGTCCGGTCATGCGGGCGATGTCGTCCTTGTGAAGGTAGATGACCTCCACGCCGGCCGGGTCGGCGTTCTCCTCCAGGACGTCGAGGATCTTCTCTTCGGCGGTCGGCTCCTTGGTGGTCGGGGTGCCGAGGGCGGGGAGGGTGGAGCTGGCCGGGCCGGTGAAGAAGCCGTTGGCGTCGGCGTCGTCGTCGGATCCGTCGTCAAGGATGGAGGTGGCGGCGATCTCGTGGCGGCGGTCCCAGTCGGGCCAGTCGGCGGGGTAGGCGATGGCGGTTTCGTCGATGTAGGGGGCGGCGGACTCCAGGATGAAGTCGCGCATCATTTCGGCGGCTCCGCCCGGGCCGAGGGTGTACCCGAGGCCGAACGTGGATTCGGGGTCCTTGAGGGCCTGGTTCTCGTTGTAGATGAGGGGCCGCTTGACGTCCCAGGCTGCGGGGATCTGGCCGGGGTCGACGCCTTCGAAGCCGGTGGTGACGAGGTGGCGCTGGTCGGAGTCGGTGCGGAGCATGACGATGGATCCGCCCTGGATGACGTTGGTGCGCAGGGCGGTGGAGCCGCCGAGTTTGTCGGCGTTCACGGCCTGGTTGACGAGGGTGAGGATGATGCCCTGGGAGCGGGCCTTCGCGGCGAGGGCCTCGAGGATTTTCGCGGCTTCCTTCTTGTACTGCTCGAGTTCGGACAGGGGGACGTGGGCCTCGTCGAGGATGAGGCGGACCCAGGGGCGCTGGGCGGTGGGCTCAAAGTTCTTCATCTTCAGGCGGGCGGACTCTTCGATGCGCCAGCGCAGGAGGGCGTAGGCGACGCGGAGGGGGCCCATGCAGCCGTCGTCTCCGAGGCCGGAGAAGCAGGCCATGGTTTCGACGTCGGGGTTGGAGGAGCCCTTGGGGTCGGAGTAGATGATGGCGTGGCCGTTGACGTGGTCGGCGAGGGCAACGATCTGGATGAGGCCGCCTTTGCCGGAGCCGGTGACGCCGGCGACGAAGAGGTGCTTGGCGCCGAGTTTGGGGTCGATGAACTGGACGCGGGCGGGGAAGCCGGAGACGTGGCGGCCGATCTGGACGTATCCGCCGTCGGAGATCTTCAGGACGTGGGTGCCGGGGAATTCGACGCCCTTCTTGAGGGGGTTGTGCTTCATGAGGCGGATGGTGCCGCGGCGGGGGTCTCCGGGTTCGGGGCTGTAGGAGCACAGGAGGGTGTTGGTGCGCAGGGCGCCGGCGAGTTCGTTGCGGTCGGGGGTTTTGAGGCAGTTGAGGTCTTTCCCGGCGACGACGTAGGCGGTTTCGCCGCCGGTGTTGGGGTCGGTCTGGACGTCTTCGAGGTGGGTGCCGGCCATGATGCCGCCGGGGCGGGACACCCATTTGCGCCAGGCTCCGGCGAGGGTGCGGGTGTCGAGTTCGGCGGGGGCGGTGAGGTTGACGGTGATGTGGCGTTCGCCGGCGTGGCTGCCTTCGGTGAAGGTGATCCAGGTGGTGGGGATTTGGTAGACGCTGGAGACGGTGTCGGGGGTGACGGTGACGGGCTGGCCGTAGGGGGCGGTGATGGTGCCGGTCCACTGGTGGGGGTGGGCGGTGACGGTGTGGAGGATCTGGCCGCGGTGGGTGCCGTTGGGGTGGGAGATGTAGAGGCCCCAGTCGCGGACGATGCCGTCTGCGCTGGTGGCGGGCGTGCGCAGGGTGGGGGCTGTTCCGGGCTGCTTGCAGTTCTTGGCGGTCTTGGCGGGGAAGAGGATTTTGCTGAGTTTCCAGGGGACGAAGCCGACGGCGGCCCACCAGGCGATGGAGACGAGGCCCGGGATGGATGCCGGGTCGAGGGCGCCGGCCATGAGGGCGTCGATGCCGGGCAGGCCTTGGAGGGTGCCGAGGCCGAGGCTCATGCCGGTGGTGATGGTGGAGATGGTCAGCGTGGTGCGGTGGGCTTGGAGGATGTCGCCGCCGGGGAGCTGCGCCATGACGTGGGTGGGGATGCGGTCGGTGTAGTTGAGGGCGGTGAATGCGGCGCTGGCGGCGTAGGCGATTCCGGCGGCTGCGGCGGCGCTGTCGGCGAGGAAGGGGGCGGTGACGCCGGCGACGACGGGGGTGAGGGTGGTGGCGTAGGCGATGGCGACTTCGGTGGCGGCGGGCTTGGGCTGGGTCTGCTCGGTGGTGGGGGCGGGTGTGGTGGTGGTCATCGGGGGCCTCCGGGGCGGGATGGGGGTGGTCCGCCCCGGAGGGCGGAGAAGGGGGTGGGCAGGGGTTTGGGGCTATTCCTGGGCGAGCCAGGTGGGGTCGACGTCGTCGATGTTGGTGGCGGTGGAGCTGCGGACGGCTTCGCTGATGCCGGCGTGGCTGGCCTTGGCCTGGTCGTGGGCGGCGCGGGCGGCGGCCGCGGTGTTGTCGCCGGCGTTGGCGTAGGCGACGGCGTCCTCGGACAGTCCGGCGAGCTGCTTGGACAGTTCGCGGGTTTCGGCGACGGTGTCGGGGTCGATTCGGCGGGCGCCGATCTGGTCGGAGACCCGTGCGGTCTCTTTGGCTTCGGTGTCGATGTGCTGGCCCCAGGCGCGCAGAGTGTCGGCGTCGCGGACGACTTGCTGGGAGAGGGCGGTGACTTCGGCTACGAGGCTGTCGTAGGTGCTGTCAGGCATGGGTGGGGGCTCCGTCCCGGTACCAGAAGAGCTTGGCGGGCTGAGTGGTTTCGCTGTCGCAGACGGCTTTGTAGATGCCGCCGTAGCGGGTGGCGACGTTGGCGATGAGGGCGTTGGTGGAGTCGGCGGACCGTGTGGCGCGGGCGTGGAGGTTGTCGGCGACGCCGGCCTGGAGGGCGGCCTGTTCGGCGAGGCGGTTGAGGGAGGCAATGAGCTTGTCGCCGCCTTCGACGGCACGGGCCTGCTCGGCGAGGGTGGTGGCCTTGGCGGCTTGTTCCTCGGCGTGCTGCTTGAGGGACTTGGTGGCCTCGGCGGCCTTCTGGAGGGTGGTGGCCTTGTCGGTGAGGTTGCGTTCGTACTGCTTGACGGTGCGGATCTCGCCTCGGGTGTGGCTGTGGCCGCCGGGCAGGGTGACGTGGGTGGCGTTGATGCCGACGACGGGGATGGGCTGGAGCCCGGTGGTGGTCGGGGTGGCCACGGCGGAGTCCTCTCGGTGCTTGAGGCGTGTGGTGCGGGCGGTGTCGAGGCGGGCCTTGTCGGCGGCGGTGGTTTTGCGTCCGTCGTCCCAGCCGTCGCGGGCGCCGTCGCGGTAGGCCTCTACGTGGGCGACGACGCGTGCGGCACGGTTGCCGTCGCGGTAGCCGGTTTCGCGGGACGTCTGGGTCCGCGGGGAACGGTGCCTTCCTCCCGCTCCAGCTCCTGTGCCGCTGGCAGGGGTCTTGTCAGTGGCGGGTTTCGCTGCCGTGGCGTCGGGGGTGGGCTTGCTGCTCCCGGTGGCGGCCGTGTCCTTGCTGACGGGCTTGGTGTTCTTGGTGAGGTTGGCGCCGGTGGCGGGCTTCTTGGCGTCGGCGGCCGGTGTGGTCTTGTCGCCCTGGCCGGTCTTGTCGGTCTTGGTGGTGCCGGACTTAGGGTCCGTGGTGGTGGTCTTCGCCTTGGCGGCCTGGTCCTTACCGGAGGCGGCGGGCTTGGGGTCCTTGGACAGGCGGACCTTGTCCGGTCCCTTCGCACCGGTGGGGGCCGTCTTCGGAACGTCCTTGCCGGGCTTGCCTTCCTTCCCGGCCTGCCCGTCCTTGCCCGACCGGGTCGTGCCGGATCCTCCCGGGCCACCGGACTTGGGGGCGGGCGTGTTGGCCTTGGGCTGCTTCGGGCCGGCCCCGTCGGAGGCCTTGGCCTTCTTGTCGGCCGTAGGGGCTTTGCCGGTGTTCCCTGTGTGGTCGGTGCGTCCGCGGCCCGCCCCGGAAGTGTTCGTGCCACGCCCTCCAGTGCCACCACCGGTTCCCCCGGGCTTTCCTGCGGAACCGCTGCCGGTGGAGTTCTTCGGGGTCTTCCGGGATTCCGGCCCGCTGGCTTTCCCGACGCCCTTACCGGCACCCATTCCGGACGAATTCTGTGACCGGCTCGGGGCAGGTGCCGGGCTGTTGTTGACGGTTACCTGCCGGGTTTCCTTGACCTGTGCTGCCTGGTGGCGTGCTTTCTGCATGTCCAGGCGCTTGATGTGAATGTCGGCGCCCTTGCGCCAGCGTTCCGCGGCCGCGCGCACGAGGGTTTTGAAGACGCCTTCGCGGGGCTGGGGCGTCTTCCCTGCACCACTCCCGTTGGACGTGTTGGCGGGGGTGGGGTCGGTGTCGTGGTAGGCAGCGCTGGAGGCAGTGCTGGACGTGGCGCCGGGAGATGTGGGGTCGCCGGCGGGTGTGGCTGCCGTGGGGTCCAGGTTGAAGGTGGCGGTGGTGGCGCGGGCGGGTTCGATACGTGCGAGGGCGCCCGCCAGACCGGAGGGTGCGGGCGGGGTCGTGGCGGGGTCGTGCGGTCCGTTGGCGGCCGCGGGGACCGTGTCGCTCGCCATCTTTTCCTCACTGTCAGTAGTTGTTAGGTGGGGGCACGGCCTGAAGATCCCCACCCGTGTCGGTTGTTGTGGGGGTGTGGTCTGGGGTTTTCAGGCCGTGCAAGGTCATGAATATGGCTACGCGTGGTGACGGCGGCCCTTGCGGAGGCCGACTGCGGCCGCCAGGCCGAGCGCGGCTCCGCCCATCAGTACGCCGGAGCTGATGCTTCCCCCGCCGCTGCTGGTGCCGGCCGTGTTGGTGACGGATCCGGCGGCCACCACGTCGCCGGTGTTGGTGGCTCCGTACTGGGCCTGGCAGTCGTCCAGGACGCTGCGGTAGGTGGCGCCGAGCTGCTTCCCGACCAGGCCCTTGTTCGCGGTGACGCAGGCGTCGACCTTCTTCTGCCGGGCCGTGTCCAGGACGGCCTGCGTCTTGGCGTTGGTGGCGCTGGCCTTGTTGAGTTCCTTCAGCTTTTCCAGCTCGAGCTGGTCCTGCTTCAGGGCGATTTCCTGGGCCTTTGCATGGCTTTCCGCCTGGCTGGCCGAGTTGATTTGCCAGCCGACCAGGCACGTCGCGGCGATAGCGGCGCCCGCGAATCCCAGGACGGCCTTTCCGCGCGGGGTGAGACCGGTCTTCACGGGCTGATGCGAGTTGGGCCCGTAGGGGGTGGCGTCCACGGTTTCCGCGGCGAATTCACCACCGAATCGGCTCTCGAATTCCTCGGGGGACATCACGGTCATTCTCCGTTCTTGCGTGCGGCGTGTGCGGACAGGGTGATCAGGTCACTGACCTGCTCGAATGTGCGGTCGGTGTGGTCGTTCCAGGCGAAGAAGGGTTCGTGGATGCGGTGTTCGCGGAGGGTCTGCTGCATGTAGTCGACGGCCCGGCTGTGGGCGGCCGGGGTGACGTGTCCGGTGCGCAGGAGGAGGGTCTGGGCGCCGCGGATGCACATCCGGCCCGTGGGGCTGAAGTCGAGGGACTTGCCCCAGCCGTGGCGCTTGAGGACGGCGAGCGTCTGGTCGAGGTGGTCGGAGGGGATGAGCGGGATGGGGTTCTGCCACAGTCCCCAGGCGGCCATCTGGTTGCGGACGCCGGGCGGGATGAGGAGGTGCAGGCGGGAGGGGTAGTCGGGGACGGTGGGGG